AAACCAACAGGAACAGATACTAATACTTTTGAAACGGCAGACGGGTATATTTGGAAATTTATGTTTCGTATCGAAGCAGGTGACGTTACCAAGTTTTTGACTACAACACATATTCCTGTCCGTAAAATGGCAGGTCTTGGCGAACCACAGTTTGATGTAAATGGTTTTATAGACAATATTTCTGTCACTTCTGGTGGATCTGGTTATTCAACGGCACCGTATGTTGTAATCCAAGGCGATGGTAAAACTGCTCCTACTGTATCTATCGATAGTACAACTGGTCAAGATGCCGCTGCGTTCTCTATTTGCTCAACCGCTGGCGATCCTCCTGAAGATATTGTTTCTTCAATTATCGTAACAAATGGTGGAACGGGTTATAGATCTGCGCTTTCTAAAACTTTTAATGGATCTTCTTCTGCTGCAGTTTCAGTTGGTAGTGATACGTTTACCATATCTGCCCATGGGTTTACTAATTTGGATCTCGTAACATATTCAAATGGTGGCGGAACTTCTATTGGTGGTCTAACGAATAATAGACCCTATTATGTGATTTATCAAGGTGTGAATACAATTAAACTTACTAGATCATATGAAAATTTTTCTAGTGTTGCAATTACTAATACTGCTGGCGCTTTTTCTTGTGCTGCTACAGCACTAGAAGTTGGTGATAGACTTACAATTACTGGTACACCTACGGTTGGAACTCTGGCAGCAACTGTTGCTACTTCTGGTACTGCTGGTCAGTTTACTTGTGGCGCATCAACTCTAGCAGTTGGTGATCGCGTAAGAATAACTGGTACACGTGCAGGCACAGGAACTATTACTGGTTATACAACAGGAACCACATATAAAGTTTCTGCTGTAACAGGTACCACACCAAGCGTTACTGGATTTACTCTAACAACCGAAGCTGATGCTGCAATTGTAACTACTGCTGGTACTCTAACTGGTCTAACATATACGACCACAGGCACTATTACTGGTTACGCAACTAATAATGTTTATAAAGTTTCTGCCGTAACTGGTACATCACCAAGCGTTACTGGATTCACGCTAACAACCGAAGCTGATGCCGCAATCGTAACAACAACAGGAAAACTGGTTGGGTTGACATATACGTCTGATAATTCTGCGATTGATCTAACTTCTCTTGGTACTGGCAGTTCACATACACTTACATTTGAAGGAACTACGGTATCCCTTTTGGGTGGTGCGGGTTCTGGTGCCACTGCTACGCCAGTTATCTCTAGTGGTGTAATTACAGGAATCACAGTAACCGATGGTGGAACTGGATATGCTGGTGCTAGAGCGACTGCTGTCTTGGGAGAAGGTGCATCTGCTTCCGAGGTAGACTCAGTTACAATAAACGAACCTGGATCTGGATTCTCATTTGCGAATGTTAGTTTTATTCCTGTTCCTGGCACGATAACTGCTACTGTTGCAACAAGCGGAACTGCTGGTCAGTTTACTTGCGGTAACTCAACTCTAACAGTTGGCAGTCGCATTTTAATTACTGGTACACGTGCAGGTACAGGCACTATTACTGGATACACATCAGGAACCACATATAAAGTTTCTGCTATAACTGGTACATCACCAAACGTTACTGGATTTACCCTCCAAACTTCTGCGGGTGCTGCAATCGTAACTACTGCTGGTACTCTAACAGGTCTAACATATACAAAAGTAATCAATGAAACTGCAACAGCATCTGCAGTTCTTGGATTTACTGAAGGTGGAACTCCACAAGAAAACGTAGAAGCAGCGGCGACTCCTGGAACCATCGATAGAATCGTAATTCTCTCTGGTGGTAACAGTTACATCACAGGTGATGCCTCGATCTCTATTGTGGGTGACGGACAAGATGCAGAAGCAACCCTCACATTAACTGATGGTGTCGTTACTGATGTCACCATAACAAATCCAGGATCTGGTTATAGTTTTGCAGAAATCTCTGTTGTTAATGCGGCAGAAGGATCTCCAGGTAATGGCGCCACTTTCCGAGCAGTTCTTTCACCGTATGGTGGACATGGTTCCAATCCACAGAAAGAGTTGTTTGCTAAGAGTCTATCATTGACGGTTTCTCTCGCGAACGAAACCTCTGATACTTTCTTGAATAACGATTTCCGCCAATTGGGTATTATTAAGAATCCTAGAATTTTTGGTTCTTCTGATAACTTTACTTCAAATACTGGTAATTGTTGCTATGTTATCGCAATAAATAGTCCTGAATTAGTAGATTATGATGATGTTATTACGAGTGATGATGGGGGTAGATTTATTGTTGTTCAAAAAGAAGATAGCAATAATAATGGTGTTGTGGATAGAATCCACTTGTTACCTATTATACCGAAAATTTCTGGTACTAGCATTTTGACTAATTTGACTCAAGAACTATCATTAGGATCTCCTGTTGCGGACACCTTCAATATTGGCACAGTGGTATCTCCTATTTTAGTTGCTGTTCTGGAACCAGAAGTCGACAATAGAACTGGTGAAATCATATATCTAGATAATAGAATTAAAATCATTAGAACATCTGATCAAGTTGAAAAAATCAGAGCGTTGATCAATTTTTAAAAGAAGTAGGAAAATATGGCACTCGACTTAAATACATCTCCGTATTATGACGACTTCGATGAATCTAAAAAGTTTCATAGAATTCTCTTCAAACCTGGATATGCTGTTCAGGCACGCGAACTTACACAACTTCAATCTATCCTGCAGAATCAGGTTAATAAGTTTGGGGATCACATTTTCAAGAATGGCGCGATCGTTTCGGGTTGCGACGTTAAGATCGATAATGAATTATCATATGTAAAGATTGATGCAAACGCTGCGGGAAATGCGTCGCTTCCATCGTATATCGGCAGAACAGTTACGGGTAGTAACGGTCTTAAAGCGGTAATCGTAGATGCAGTCGATGCAACAGCATCTGATCCAGGAACTCTTTACCTAAGATATACCAGTGGTGATGGTAGCACAAATACTGTTCACTTTATTGGCACAGAGACTCTGACTGTTGATGCAACTCCTGACCCAGATGATACAGACCTTCTAGAAGATGATGAATTTACTGTCCAAGCACTTGAAGTTGACACAGAGGTATTGACAAATAACTATTGGGGTCGTGCTACTCGTATGACTCTTGGTGACGGTATTCTTTATATCGACGGTAAGTTTGTTCTCCATACTTCTCAGACAATCTATCTTTCAAAGTATACACATAATCCAACAGGTAGTGTGTGCGTTGGTGCAGACGAACAAAATATAGACTCTGGTGATGATGAAACTCTGCTTGATCCAGCACAGGGCACATACAATTTTACTGCTCCTGGCGCAGATAGATACTATGTCTCAACTTTGTTGAAGTTCTTTGCAGTTGGTACTGAAATCGATGACGGATATTATGAGGTTGCTACTGTCGTTCTTGGTGGACTCAATAGAACACATACTTCTGACATCTATGCTAAACTCGGTGACAATCTAGCACGTAGAACATATGACGAGTCGGGTAACTATACAGTAAAGTCATTCCCTGTTTTGGTTCGTGAACACCTTGATGACACTACAAACAATGGACTCTATACTGAGGAACTTGGTGGTAGTACTGATCTGCTTGCTGTCGGTTTAGAGGCAGGCAAGGCATATGTTCGCGGTTATGAGTATGAAACTCGCCAGACAGAATATGCCTTTACTGAAAAAGGTATCGACACTGTAAAGAAATATAGCGTTCCTATTAGTTCTGCCTATGGTAACTATGTTGTTGTAACAGACTATAAGGGTGTTCTGCCACTAGATGGTTCTAAGATTTCTCTGCGTGATGCAGCGCAAAACGGTGTTTCTGGTTCACAGACAGCAGCACAAGGTAGCGAAATCGGTAGCGCACGTGTTCGTCACATCGAGTATGTAAGTGGAACTGTTGGATCTGCTGCAGCAGTTTATAACATCTATGTCTATGATGTTCAAATGACGTCAGGAAACTTCGCTGATGTTGATGGTTTGTATTACTCAACAAGCGGAACTAAAGATGGTTATGCTGACGTTGTAGAATCTGTATTGAAGTCGGCACAATACAATAAACTTCTCTATAGAATGCCATCGCGTGCTACTAAAACAATCAGACCTGCTCCTTCTGGTAACTACGAAACATCTCTATATTATACTAAAGTGTATACGGGTGTTTCTATTACTTCAGGCGCTGGTAGTATTACTCTGTCTGGTAATGAGTTCTTTATCCAAAATGCCAATGATGCGATTGAGTCGTATATCAACAACAATCTGTTGATGGTAAGAGACACAGGTGGTGAAATTATTGATCTAACGACAGGCACAGTTGATGCACTAGATGCTTCTTCTCAAATTCTCAGTTTTACTGCTTTAGAAGACAGTACTAGTTCTGTGTTCACTGATACCGTTACCATATATTCTACGGTTGAAGTAAACCTCGCGGCACCTCTTGTCAAAACTCTTAACAGAGCGAGATATGTTGCGTTTGACCTGTCTCATAAAATTCTTGCTTCTGCAGTAAATGTTTCCACCGAAACATTCACTTATACTTCTCACGGATATTCTTCTGGTGACGCTGTAGTATATTACAATGGTGGTGGTACGAGTGTTACAGGGTTAACAAGTGGTACTACGTATTACGTTGCTACTGCTGGTTTAACTGCTAACGCATTTAAAGTTAAGGCAGCAACAACATCTGGTACTCTTGCTGCTACTGTTGCTACTTCTGGTTCTGCTGGTCAGTTTACTTGTGGCAACTCAACCCTAGCTGTTGCTGATCGTATTACTATTACTGGTACATTGGGCGGCAGTGGAACAATTACTGGTTATACATCTGGTACTGTTTATAAGGTTTCTGCTATAACTGGCACTTCACCAAACGTTACTGGATTTACTTTAACAACCGAATCTGGTGCCGCAATCGTAACCACTGCAGGGTCTTTAACTGGGTTAACATATACAACTGAAACCGTTATTGATTTGACTGGTACAGGCAACGACGCTCAGTACTTCTTCAAGGTCGGTGGCGGAACATCATTAAATCTTGGTGTTGCAGACATCTTCTCTGTTGATGCTGTTTATAAGGCAGCAGTTGGAACTTCTTATTCAAATATCGTAACAACTGGCACGGATATTGCTTCACAATATACTTTAGATAATGGTCAGCGCGATAATACGTACGAACTCGGTAAACTTACTGCAGTCAATGGTGCTGCTTCTCTCGCTGGATTTAATCTAGTTGCTAAGATTAGTTACTTCACTCATGCGGAAACTGCATCAACTGCTGGTTACTTCGCAGTTGATTCGTATCCTGTTAACGACGCAGTTGTTGGCGGTGGTAATATCAAAACATACGAGATTCCGATTTACACATCGACTACAACTGGTGAGTCGTATGATCTTCGTGACACGCTGGACTTTAGAGTAAGAATTGCTGATTCGGTTACACCTGAGACCTTTGCGTCTATCGCTTCGGTTCCAGTAAATCCAACAGCGTCTGCAACAATTGATCCACCTTCGTTCGGTCTGACGATTCCTCGTCCTGAACAAGAAATCAACATCAACTACGAATATTATGTTGGTCGTAAAGATAAGATCGTATTGGATGACAATGGTGTGTTCTCTGCTGTAAGCGGAACTCCATCACTGACTCCAGTTGAACCGCTTACTCCTGAAAACGCAATGTGTATTGCCATTGTTACAATCCCACCATTCCCATCGCTTGCTCCAAATGTTGCCAAGTCAACTGGACGCAATGAATATGGTGTGACTTTCCGCACTCTTGATAATCGTCGTTACACAATGCGTGATATCGGCGGAATTGCGCAACGTATTACTCGTTTGGAATACTACACTTCTCTGACTCTTCTCGAAAAGTCAACTGAATCACTGTTCATTCCTAGTGCAGCAGACCCAACGCTAAATAGATTTAAGCATGGTATTCTGGTAGATGCGTTTACTGGTCACAACGTTGGCAATCCAAAAGATCTCAACTATAGTTGCTCTATTGACGCAATCAATCAAGAACTTCGTCCGTTCTTTAATATTGAGAATGTCGACCTGATTTTTGATTCGGTAAATTCTCTTGGTGTAAAGAAAACAGGTGATCTATTAACACTTCCATATAACTATACAGTTCTTACACAGAATACATTTGCTTCTAAGTCAAGAAACTGTGTAGGCGATCTACTGTTCTCTTTCATTGGTGACATGACTCTCGATCCTCCAGTTGATAACTGGACTGATACTGCACAAAGTCCCGATCTCGCTGTAAACTTCGACGGTAACTACGACAACTTTGCTGCGATGGCAAATTCTTGGGGAACTCAGTGGAATGATTGGCAGGATATCGTAACTGGTCGTTCTGTCTCCACTGACACAACTAATACTGGTGGACAGACTCGCGTATCTGGTGATACGTTATTCCAAGATCAAATTCAGATTTCAACTACTACCACTACACAGCGCCAAACTCGACAAGGTGTGACTATGACTGTCACACCCGAAACTATCACAAGAGATCTTGGTGATCGTGTAACAAATGCTTCTATCATTCCATATATGAGAAGCGTTACAATTACTGTTAAGTGCAAGAGACTGAAACCAGCGACTAGAATTTATCCATTCTTCGACGGTATTGATGTTACTGCACATTGTCGTCCACTATTAAGTGCTGCCCTAGCAGCATCACCAACCGATCCCGCAGAATATTCTCAATATGCTATCACAAATGGTACGGGTGATTATGGTGATTCGTTAATTACTGATGCGAATGGCGAACTAGCGATTCAGTTTAGAATTCCTGCTGGTACGTTTAGAACAGGAACTAAGAATTTCAGAGTTTGCGATGATCCGTTTAATAGATCTGCATTCGTCACAACCTCTGCGACAAATTCGTTCTCTGCCAATGGTCTCTCGCAAGTTGTCCAAGGAACTGTTGTTTCTACAAGAGAGGCAAATGTTGCGTTTAATACTGTGAGCGATTCTCGCTCTGTAACTGAAAGCAATACTACTGCAAATCGTATTGGTGAAAGAGCAGTTGGGGTTGTTCAGAATACTACGGTAAACAATACGTTTACTACAGTTAATAATACCACAAACGTTTCTAATACTACCAATAACACAACTGTTGTCAATGAAACCAATGTCATCAACACTGTGGTTAATGCCATTACGAATGTAAATGAAACTAATATTACCAATAATCCAGTTATTGTTATTGAGAGAGAAGTTCCAGTTCCTCCGATTGTAACGCCACCTGAGGAACTACCACCACCGCCAACACCGCCTGTGGACTCAGGTCCACCTTCAGAAGCAGTCTTTATTGAACCAGGTGACTTTGGCGGTTTTGGGGTCGACCAGCTTGGAAATAATTGGGGCATTTCTCTGCGGGGAGGAGTCTTTGGTTTGGGTGGAATGGATCCACTTGCACAAAGTTTCTTTGTCGATGGAATGCCATTCGGAACATTTGTAACTGGTCTTGACGTATACTTCAGAACTAAGGGAACTGCTCCAATCACTCTACAACTTCGTGAGATGATTAATGGATTCCCGACAGAGAAGGTTCTTCCTTTCGGCGAAGTTACCAAAACTGCAGACGAGGTTGCTACTTCGACTGAGGATGCCGACGGTGTTGTGACATTCTCTGACACGAATTTTACATTCCCATCGCCTGTTTATCTACAGAATAATACGGAATACTGTTTCGTTCTTCTACCTGCTGGTAACGATCCTGGATATAATGCATGGGTTTCGGAAATCGGCGAAAATGAAGTGGGTACTGAAAAGAGAATTTCGGAACAACCAAATGTTGGTATGCTGTTTACTTCAGCAAACAACCGCACTTGGAGCGAAAAGCAAGCAGAAGATATAAAGTTTACTTTGTATCGCGCAATCTTTGATACATCCGTTATCTCGACTGCCAAGTTCCAGAATTCTAACTATGATTATCTTGCGCTTAACGATGTCATGTATCTTTATGTAGAAGGCGCTGCTGATACAGTTTCACTAACTAAGTTTGCTGCGGGTGAAAAGGTATATGTAGAAGGATTTGAATCAACCAAGTATGGTTATGTGAAGCAATATGATCCTTTGTATAATGTTCTGAAGATTGTTGTTCAGGCAGGTGTATTTACTGCTGCAGATACAATCACAAACGGAACAATCTATACTACAGTTACTGAGGTTGAGAACAAACTGATCAACTCCATCCAGACGAACGTCGGTTATATGGACTTTACTCCAACCACGGGTGTTTGGAGTTATGCTAAAACTGCAACTGGCGCTGCTGCTGGAGGAACTACGTTCGAACGTCTAACGTTTGGTGAAACAAATGACATCCCAACAGAAGCAGCGATTTATTCGAAGTCAAATGAGACTGCTGATCTTGATGGGGATAAGTCACTAAACATTCGTTTTGGTATGAAGACAATGACTGACACGGTTTCTCCTGTGATTGATCTCAGAAAGTGTTCGTTGATCTGTATTTCAAATTATATTAACGCTTATGAAGCTGCTGCCGCAATTGTAACTACTGCTGGTACGTTGACGGGTCTATCATATGCAACTACAACAGCAGGCATTCCTGGTACTCTTGCTGCTACTGTTGCAACAAGCGGAACTGCTGGTCAGTTTACTTGCGGCAACTCAACTCTAGCAGTTGGTAGTCGTGTTACAATTACTGGTACTCTTGCAGGTACAGGCGCTATTACTGGTTATACAACTGGAACAACATATAAGGTTTCTGCTGTAACTGGGACATCACCGAACGTTACTGGATTTACTCTAACGACTACTGGCACAGGCGAAGAGAACAACGCTGGAACTGCAAGTTCTAAGTATATCTCGCGTCGGGTTAATCTAGAAAATAACGCAGAAGATTTGAAGGTCTATCTGAGCAATTATCTACCAACAGGAACCTCAGCGAGAGTATATGCTAAGTTGCAGAATCCGTCTGATTCTAGAAACTTTGACGATCTTGATTGGGTAGAACTAGAGACGAGCGTATCGCCGCTAAGTTCTACTGCCGCTGCTGGATTCGTTGAGTATGAATATAAAATACCAAATGCGGGGGAAGTTGGTAGCGTAGAAGGTGGTGAATTTACATACACCTATTCGGGAGCGACTTATACCACATATAACACAATGGCGATTAAGATTGTTATGTTCTCTACAAATAGTTCTGTTGTTCCTAAGTTTAAGGAACTAAGAGCAATCGCGTTGCAGATATAATATGGCAAAATTTGCACTTGAAGATACTAATAAATACATTAGAGACGGAGACTCTAAAGCAATTGTCTCCAATGACAAAAATGCATTAGCAGCATACAATGCTCAGAGAGAAAGACTTCAGCAAATGAAGTCATATGGTACTGAGATTTGTATGCTTAAAGACGAATTGACAGAAATTAAATCTATGTTAAAACAATTTCTTAACAATCATGAAGGTAGGAAAGCATGAGCACAATTACACTGAGGTCTGTCAAAGGCATACCTTTAACAAATAACGAGGTGGATACTAACTTTACCAACCTCAACGAAGACAAGTATCAATCTGGTTCTAATCCCACGTTTGGTAATCTGACATTAACTGGCGCATTTATCCCATCGGTGGATGCTACGGTTACTGCAGCAGGAACTACACAGGGTGGTGCGACTGCACTTACAAAGACAGTCAGCATTGTTACCACAGCAACAGCAGATCAAGGAGTTAAACTCCCAACTGCTGCTGCTGGTATTTCTGCTACTATTGTCAATACCACTGCGGTTAATATCAAAATTTATCCAAACACTTCTGACGTAATTGACGGAGGAACTGTGAACGTTGCTGTTAATCTAGCACCGTATAGTTCTGTTCAGTTAGTTGCACAGGATGCGATAGATTGGTTTCGTATTACCAATCTTATTGTTTACGACACAAGTGGTAACAGGTTAAACTAAAATGAACCCTCTAAAGGTCAAAGCATCTACGACGCCAATAACGTCTGCTGTATTCAGCGGATTGCAACCTTTGACCAATGCAGAGGTCCAGAACTATATTGCCAATGTTATCACAACTAAGTTTGCTACAGATACAACTGGAGCAGGCACTGCTGAGATAAACATTACCACAGATAATTCTGGTTCGGGAACTACTATTGGAACTTTCGTTGATACAGATAGAACTGAAGCAACGGGGACACATCCTGCCACTGGCGCAGTTGATACTGTAACATATTACGCAAAGCAAGTAACCACTGCTGTTGCCGAAAATGTTACTGCTCGTCCTGTTGCTTGGTCTGATGGTGTTCACCAGATGTCCGATTCTGATCTAGATGACGTTTTAGATACTGTTATCTCAGCGTTTGTTGCCGAATCTACATACACTGCTGGTCAATATAAATTACAAGCAACTGCCCCGTCAGGCGGAACTTGGCAAGCAAGATATACACTTACAGATGTCGCGAACGGCGGAAATACCACAACCTACCTGTGGCAAAAAACTGCAGCTTCCTCATCTCCTAGTGATTTTCTTGCGCCTCTGAAAAGCAATGATGCTAACTCATTGAAGATTATGACTGCTGCTGAAATCGAGCAGTTGGTTCCTAATTTCCGCAATCGTATTATTGATACTAATGTCGGCACATATAAGTTGCAGGCATCTGCACCAGCAAGCGGAACATGGGTCGAACTTGGATCCTCTACTACTGATACCAGAGAAGAGATTACTCCACTGAATTATGTGGGTAACTATGTAGGGAATTATTCTGGAACATATGGTGGACCATCATATACTGGGAATTTTAGTGGACCTGCATACACTCAAGCATTCTCTGATAACTACGTTGGAACTGCAACATATACTGGTAATTATGGTGGTGTTAGTAACTTCAGTGGTAACTTCAGCAGTAATTTTACTGGTCCGTCATATAGTTCGCCATATACTGGAACAACCTATAGTACCTCTGGTAATTATACTGGATTCTTTTCCTCGACGGTAGCATATACTGGTTTTTATTCTGGACCTCCGCAATCATACACTGGGTATTTTTCTGGTTCTGTAGCATACACAGGATACTATTCATCGGGTTTTGGGTTTTGGGCACCTGGAGGACCTCCATATTCAAGTCCAGCAGGTCCATCATACTCGAATCCAGCAGGTCCATCATACTCTACACCAGCAGGTCCATCAACTCCAGGAGCAACTTATACTGGGTTCTTTGCTGGAACTGCAACATATACTGGAACTTATGCTAGTGGTGTTGAACCTGGAACGTTCGAATATTACTCTGGATCTTATCAGGGAACTGTTCCAGGTGGAACAGTAAACTATCAGGGATCTTACCAAGGTGCTCCAGTGGCGCAGTACTATAGTGGATCTTACCAAGGTCCACCTTTAGCACCTGGAGAACCTGGAGACTCTTATGAAGGTTCGTATCTAAGCGCATCACCGCAACCAGCATTCTACACTGGTTTCTATAGTAGTTTCACTGCACCAACACTTCAATGGTTTACAGGTGGTTATCTTGGTCCATCGGCTGCTGGTGGATTTTTCCAAGGTAACTATTCTGGTCCAGCATCCTTTGCAGGAAACTTTGAGGGTGCACCAACTCCTGGAAATCCAGCAGGTCCATCATATTCTAACCCAGCAGGTCCATCATACTCAAATCCAGCAGGTCCATCATATTCTACTCCAGCGGTGTTTTTCGCTGGAACTGCGTATACTGGGTACTATACTGGTCCAGGACCTGCATACTCAGGATTCTTTAGCGGTCCAGGAATAGCATATACTGGGTACTACAGTGGTCCAGGACCAGCGTACTCAGGATTTTTCAGTGGACCTGCAGGAACCCCATATTCTGCAACCTTTACTGGAACAGCATACTCTGGAACCTATACTGGAACCTTCACTGGTAACTTCTCGGGTGTTGCACCATCTTATAGTGGCAACTACAGCGGTAACTTTAGCAGCAACTTCAGCAGCAATTTCACTGGACCTCCATATAGTTCGCCCTATACTGGAACAACATATAGTGCAGGTGCCTCCAATTATACGGGTGGAACATACACAGGTCCAGGAAATCCAGGAACAAATTATTCTGGTACTTACATTGGTGCTCCATATTATAACACACCAGAAGGTCCATCATACTCAAATCCTGCAGGTCCTGGATACTCGAATCCAGCGGTTCCAGCAGGACCAGGATACTCAAATCCAGCAGGTCCATCGTATTCTGGGTCGGTTGCATATACTGGATACTATAACGGACCTGCGTATTATACAGGTCCAGGAGGTCCAGCATATACGGGATCTTTTGAGGCAGCATCATATGCGGGATCATATGCTGGTGCAGGAGCAAACTATACTGCATATTACAATTTCCAATTCTTTGCTCACCCATTTTTGGGAAGTGAATCTGGATCTACAAGTGGATCTATAGGATATTTCTCTGGTCCAGGACCAAGTTATACTGGATATTACCAAGCAGGAATATTTGAACCCCCAATATATACCCCCACTTACTATTTGGGATATTTCTCTGGTACAACTACTTATACTGGTACTGCGGCATATACTGGATACTATAGTGGTCCAGGTCCATCATACTCAAATCCAGCAGGTCCATTTTATTCCAATCCAGCAGTTCCAGCAGGTCCATCATATTCTAACCCAGCAGGTCCATCATACTCGCAGCCGGCAATGTCTTCTGGGACGCCGTATTCAGGAAATTATGCTGGACCTCCAGGTCCAGGAACTTCATATACTGGATTTTTCACTGGTCCAGGAGGAACTCCATATTCTGCAACCTTTACTGGAACGGCATACTCTGGATCGTATACTGGTAACTTTGCTGGTAACTTTGGAGGTAACTTTACTGGACCTTCATATAGCACTGGTTCTTTCTCAGGCAACTATGTTGGATCTGCTACATATACTGGCAACTATACTGGTAACTTTAGCAGTGTCTATACGAATATATATGGAGGTAACTTCACTGGAACATACTCGGGCACATATTCGGGAACGTATTCTGGAGCAACTATTATTTCCTCAAAAGAAACTGTATCAACGATTAAACTGTGGATTAGGACGGCATAAACATGGTTCTTAGAATTAAATCATCTGCGACTCCTGTTTCCTCTGCTAATTTGCAGGGGTTGCAGTCAATGACAACCGACGAAATTAAAAATTACGTCGCTAACATCTTAACAGTTTCTTTCGGTGCAAATGCTGACGGTACAGGTACAGGTGAAATCAATATCACCACAAACAATTCTGGTACTGGAACTGCGATTGGAACCTTTGTTGATACCGATCTTCAAGATGCAATAGGAACCCATCCTTCTGCTGGTGCGTTTGATACTGTTACGTTTACTGCCAAGCAGGTTACTGCGGCGGCTGCTGAAAGTATTACAAATAAAGTAGTTAAATATTCTTCTGGTACCATCAAAGAAATGACGGATGCAGAACTCAAAACCGAACTATTTGACTATGCTCTTACTGCAATGACCGCAGAATCTGCATATACTGCTGGACAATATAAATTGCAACCAACTGCTCCGTCAGGTGGTACATGGGTTTCTCGTTATACGCTTACTGATATTGCTAACGGTGGTAACACTCTTACTTACCTTTGGCAGAAAACTGCCGCAACCAGCAGTCCAGACACAAGTCTAAAACCACTTAAACTGATCGATACCAAAGATGTTAAGGAAATGTCTTCTTCCGAAATTCTCCAGATGCTCCCAAATTTCCGCAATAGAATTATTGAGTCGGGTGTTGGAACATATAAGATCCAAGCAACAACTCCAGTAGCAACTGGTACATGGGTTCAACTCGGAAATTCTGCGACAGATACAAGAGAACAAGTTACTCCAGCAAACTATGCAGGTGGTTATTCTGGAAACTTTACTGGTAACTACGCAGGTGGTTATGTAGGTCCAGCACCATATTCTGGAACGTACACTGGCAACTTCACTGGTAACTATACAGGTAACTACGTAGGTACTGCCCCGTATTCTGGAACCTATACAGGTAACTACGCAAGAAACTTTACTGGTAACTACACAAGCAACTTCTCCGGAACATATACACGATTCTTCGGTGGATTCGTTGGCGGCAACTTCGCGGGTAACTATCTGGGAACGTTCTCTGGTAACTATCTGGGAACCTTCACTGGTAACTATACTGGCAACTACGTAGGTCCAGCGACTTATACTGGTTTCTATTCTGGCACATATGCAGGTAACTTTACAGGCAACTACGTAGGAACAGCGACTTATACAGGAAACTATAGTGGGACTTATACTGGTAACTTTACAGGCAACTATTCTGGTGCGACTGTTCAGGCGACCAAAGATACTATTTCGACCGTATATTTGTGGGTAAGAACTGTATAAATCTATTGACTTATGTGCAAGTTTTATATATACTAGCACTATGAATATTATTTCTAATGGAGAATTGAATTGATTAATACCACCTCACCTGTAGTCTCGCGCAAAATCGAAAACCCTTATTGGGCGAATAAGGAAAAGCAGCATATTATTGCTGAGTTTTTCTATCCTGATACCAATAAGCGTGTTACTGCATCTATCATGAACGATGGTAGCAATCGTGACTACGAAGAAATCCTGCGCAGTTTTAGTATCGGGCAAATCGATGCCAATACTGATCGACGCATGGAAGATCGCAATCAACAGATCAAGCAAAACCTTGAACGCCAGAAGGTAGACAAGACTCGCATGCAACAGGAACAACTGTTCGCTGCCAAGTTGGATGCCTTTGAGATTGATGTGGTCAAGAACTCTAAGAATCGTGATTTGAAGTCGAAGATTCGTAAGTCTAAGACTTTTATGGAAGTCACTGCTTATACAGTTATGCTGTTGATGCAGGAAGAAGCGAATGCTGAATAATGGATTCCTTTATGTTGCCACTCGCCGCAAAGGTTACTACAGGGCAGCAAGAAACTCTGCGATCTCATTAAAAGATTATTATCCTGATGCGCATATCACATTCTTCACTCACGAAGAATGGGTGCAACCAGATGACTATGAGATTTTCGACAACGTAGTAACCGAGAATGTTCCTCGTGACAAACGTGCTAAGTTGTGGGCACTCGACCAGACTCCCTACGATCTAACAGTTTATATGGACTGCGATACTGAAGTTGAACATGAAGACATTCAAAAGATCTTTGATCAGATTCCTGATGATGTGGATATCTTATTCACTGCCAATCGTCCATATAATGCAGCGCTGACTAAGTTATCTGAAACTGAAGAGATGACTGAACACTGCGGCATTTTCGTATATCGCAATAATCCTCAGACTCTAAAGTTAATGCGTGCATGGTATGATGAATACTGGGAGCAGAACAAACCTGATTGGGATCGCAAACATTATCCTGCTGGTGCATTGGAATGGGACACATTTACGATGTGGAGACTCCTAAATCATTTTGACTTTGGCGTAAAAACAGGTAGATTTCCAGATCCAGATGCTCGGTGGAACTTTGTTTCTGGATACAAAGAGGAAGAACTCCAGGGGCAACCCAGAGTTATCTATCATTACACAATCCCTACTGGTCTTGTAGATTAATGCTTGTAAGCATAGCGGATAAAAATAAATTTGATATATTTTATGATTTGTTTTCTATGTTGAATGAAAATATTGGAAAGCGGTCGTATAAATATTGGTTGTGTGGTGGAGCAATAACCTGCCATCTTTCTGGAAATGATATAAATGATTATGATCTTTATTCAAATGACCCGAAACAATTAATTGCAGATCTTAGTAAGTTTTGTGAAATTGGTAAAAAACATCCTGTTGCACAAGATTTGTATTTCGAAGGAAAACGTTTACAAGTAACTGTTATTACATATCGTGACCCAATTGAAATAATAAAGGAATTTGATTTTAGTATTTGTCGTGTGGCATTTGATGGTAATACATTATATTGTGGCGATTCATTTTGGGAAGATTTAGAAAATAAAACTATTATACTCGGAAACAATCATTCACCTATTAATGCATATGCAAGATTACTAAAATATATTTCACGAGGATTCTATCCCGACAATGACACTGCAGTTCGTATTGCCAAAGACATAAGCAAAGTTCCGTATGACTGGAACTCACCATTTGAAAGACAATATTAATGATTCAATTTACCAGTTCTATATCTAAAGATCTCACAGATATTCTAGATCCATATACTGATTGGTTTTTCGAACAAACAGATCAGGATCTAATTCTTGGACCTTCTGATATGCAGAAACAACGTCAGGGTGGACTTAATCATATTACGTCAACCGACGAACAATATATGAACCATGTCATTAGTAAAGGTAAATCCCATGTTGGATTCCCCGAAGTTGCATGGTGTACTGATCAAAATCAGGCACATGGTCAACCATGGTTCCCTCTAAATTATAGTCAGAAGCAACAAAAAACTAATACAGAGTTAATGTATTACCTTGGCGCAAAAAATAATGCAGTGTTTACATACTATCCTGAGAATGGATTTATGGGATGGCACAACAACTGGAATGCTGCAGGATACAATATTCTACTGACATATAACAGCGAAGAAGATGCTGGGTTCTTCAGATACCTAGATCCAACTACCAAAGAAGTTGTAACATTGATGGATCCGAAGGGGTGGTCATGTAAGGTTGGATATTTCGGTGGTCATCTCGACACTCCAGATAAAATCTTATATCACTGCTGTGCTAATACTTCCAAGAGATTAACTCTTGGTTATGTTGTTCCGCATCTGGAAATCTGGCGTTCTATGATCGAAGATATTACGGGCGAGGATGCTTCTCACTTTGAGTGATCTTCTGACGCTCTTTATGTTTTGCTAGTAGTTCTTCGAGAATAGTTAAACTTTCGTGCATCGTTTCAATTGTATCTAGCATCATTGGAACCGCAACTGATGCTTGGTGAATAATTGCCTGCTCGTAGTTTGCACGAGAAACGGTAGCAAGTTTAATTCTTCTCCGTCTTAAGAAATCTTTTATTTTACTAAGCAAAGAAGGTTTTCGTGCTTGTACCATATTCAACTGACTACTTTTCTGGTCGGTTGCCTGTTGTCGCGTCTTTACAATTTGCTCTTCTTTTGTTTTTGCTGCTGCTTCATTTTCGCGCACAAGTTTTTCATTTGCTGCTCTAAGAAGATCTAATTCTTCAATCAATTTTGGATCTGTGACATGCACAGTTTCTACAACAGTTTCGACTACAGTTTCAATTACGACAGGTGGATTTTCAATAATCTCTTTTGCTTTAGCAATTGTTTCCGCTGCTACTTTCGTTTCTTCTTCTGCGAAAAGTTTTTGTCTCTGTAAGTCTTTATATTTTTCTTGTGCGATTTTTTCCCTGTCAAGTTCCTCTTGGGAGGGTTCAATGTTTTCTATCTCTAAAACTTCTTCTTGTAGATTACCATCTGTCCAAGATACAATTTCTTCTTCCAACTCAATTTCTATTACAGGAGCGACCAGTGGTTCTGGAATATAATCTTGTGGTGGTGGTGCAACTACTCTTGCTCTGCCCATATTAATTTACTCCCAATTCTATCATGCATTGATTATCATACAATCTGCTAAATTTTAACTTTCGTTCATAACAAAAATCTGTAACTGCTGCTCTAACTCCAGGATGCATATGATTTTGTTTTGAAAAATCATCCAAGAAAATTATACCATTTTCTTTAACAACAGCAAGACTGGCGAGTAAATCTGCCATGACACCCTCATAACTGTGGTCACCATCAATATAGATCCAATCTAATTTCTCACCAGTATATGCTGCGAACCAGTCACTAGATTTCATACGGTGGATCGTAACAGGCAATTCTGCGAATTCTTTACAAATGCTTTCATATAGTTTGTCGTAAAATGCTTGGAAGTCTGCGGGATTATTAGATCCGACGATCTCAGAGTATCTATTTAGAATTCCTTCGTAACCTAAGTTCAACCAATCGGTAGTATTTTCATAAACAGAAATATCCCACGGATCAATCATGTGGAGATGTTTTGCCTTTGTTAACAAAACTTGTGACGATCTCCCTCGCCAAACTCCGATTTCTGCGCCAATAGAATTCTCAGGAATCCATTGAGCAGACAATTTGACGATATCTGTATTTTTACCGAACATCATTTACTTGGTTCCAATTACCATAAAACGATCGAACTCGACTTTACCATCCCAACTATAATATGATTGTTTAATTGAACCTTCATATGAAATATTAGTAACTCCAACATTCTCGATATGTTCTTCAATTGTCGGAACACAATTGATACCATACATTTCTCTAAACACATTTGACGACTGGCAGGCAAAGATACAATTTGGATTTGCTGTTGTCATTTTCTTTAGAGGATACATTGCTTCACACCCAATAGAAATTACTACATCTGTTTCTAATACATTAATATCATGATACGCAAACGGAACATCCCAATTAATATGATTGAGTTCGATGCCTCGGTCATTATTATAGTGTCGATTAAAAACCTTTGATAGTTCTAGTGCATCGTTATCAACATCAATCAGATTTATTTTCTTGACACTTAGATTCTCGCAAAGAAGCGGAACAAGGGGGAACCCCAACCAAGAATTTAGAATAGTTATATTCAACTCCTCAGTCGAATCAATGCATTTCTGTAGTTCTTCTACCATCCATATAGCAGCATCCATTGTATTTGGATTCATAGATTTACGAAAATCGTCATGCTTATACGGCATTTCGTGGGCGATCTTATCTAATCCATCACCCCAGTTTCGGTAATTATTCAAGTAATTATAATTTAACATCTTGTGGTCTTTCCATTGAATCGTATAAACAAATAAGTGGTTCTTCGCGAAGGACTTGTTCCCGCACATCAATTGGCCACATATATCCGTAGTTGTAACTGTATACCCAACCATCGGGGAAAAAATTAATTTTTAATAGTTGCTCTCTCTTATGACCGAATAGATTATCAAGACCGCGATAATGAAAAAACATTTGATCTGGATAATCTGTAACAAACTTGGTAATCTTATTACCATCAAATCTATCGTTCCATCTTAATACACTGGAATTTAGATCTGTATATGAACGAGGAATATCTTTTGTATCTCGTTTCATTTTTCTCATGTTGTGCCAGTGGGTGCGAACAAATGTCAATCCATCTTCTGGATCGTGGTCCACAATGCAATCAATATTGTTTTGAATACCAATATCCAGATCGAGAAAAAGTTTTTCTCCATATTGGGGTACAACTCTTCTGTCGAACAAATATAATTTATTCCACCATTTTTCATAGTAGTTATCTTCAGGAAAGGGAACTACAATAACATCACGATGTAATCCAATCGGATGTTCAGTCAAACAGTAAAAATCAAAATCAGTTGTTATATGTTCTCTACATTGTTCAAGGACACGATTAACATGTTCCGAGTCATATTTGAACCCCCACTTAACTGTGTAAATACTAATCATCAAACGTTCCAATGCTGTAAAAGATCAGGATCGACGAGCGATTCCTGCTTCACTTTGCCTCTGCGGTTATCTTGGAACGGTAGTAAGTCCACATTAAACACGCAAAGGATACAATCCTTTCTATATATTCCGATTCCTAGATCTTCTGAATCCCAATCACGACCTCTATTGTATGAGTATGCAAATGTGTTTGGAAAATGTTTCCAAATCGGTGTGTTACTAAAATCGCCCCAGCGCCAACTGTGATAGTTATCCGTTCCGTCTGTAAATGTAAACCAAATACGCTCTTGGTGTTCTAGGACATCGTGCCAGATACATTCTGTCTGATCATCCGACCACACCATACAACTACCATTGGTATATGCACCATGTGCCAACTTAAAGTTACGAGACTTCATCGGGCGAGGATCCTGCCACCACGAACGTAACTTAGTAGGGTTCTCTAGGTCATAAGTGATGATTGGCGACAAATCATTTTGAATGATAACATCAAGGTCGAAAAAAACAAATCTTCCAGTAGGTTTATCCTCTGCGAAGTTGTGCGTATTGAAGATGAAGGTTTTTGGTCTGTCCCAACAACGTGCCATGCCGTATTTGAAATCTTCGGATCCGAACCAATATTTCGGATGGATGTCGGGAATGTCTGGGAAGTCGATAACTTTAATTTCTTCATCGAATCCATCACTATCGTCAGTATAGCAATAGAAGTGAAACTCAAATTCTTTTGGAGTATTTTTCTTCGTCATCCGATAAAGACGGTTTACAAACTCAGCGGAGTATTTGGTGCCCCATTTACAACAGACGTAATTGACTCTCATTCACAATTCCATAATCTAATAATTTTTTTATCTGCGCAATCAGATAATTCGATTTGTTCTTTTGCCGAGGGGTGTGGTACATTATCAGTATTGAACAAGCAGATCTTGGCATCTTTGCGAAACTTAAATCGTTCTATGTCGTCGGGATAATGTTTGCCCCGATTCCATGAATAGATCCATCCACCTGGAATATTTTTCCAGAAGTCTCTCTGCCTCCAGTAATGATAGTTATCGCTTCCCTTGAAAAACGTTTTAAATATCGATTCCGAATTCTCGATTGCATCTTTGTAAATGTGCTCACAGGATTTTCCTGGCCAAAGCATCATACTGGAGTTATAGAAAGTTCCTCGAATGTCAATAAAGAATCTGTCATGTTTCTGAGACTCAGGTTGCCAGCGACATTGAATGATTCGAGGTTTCTGCGCAAGTTCTAGAACTTCAGTAATATCTTCTTGGATTACAACATCAAGATCAAAATAACACCAGTTGCCTTCATATCCTAACCAGTTATGTGAATTGAATATGGTAAATTTTGCTCTATCAAAACAGAAGGTTTCTTTACCGAACCAATATTTGGGATGTAGAATTCCATCATCAGGGATCTGTGCAGTGTCACACTCAATCCCTTCTGCGTCATCAGTATAGCAGGTGAATGTAAACTCATTTGTATAGTTTCGTTTCACCATATTATATAAATTGTTTACATATTTCGCAGGGTATTTGTCACCCCACTTAATGCATACGAAGTTCATCATACTTTTTATCTGCTCCAGGAAACTGATCTAACCCATTTAACAATGCTAGTGTAAATTCTGGGCGATACACAAATGAATCATTATCGCCGCCATAATAATCTGCTCCATATACAAAGGAGTAAACATCACCTGATGGAAAGTAATTGAATCTAAAATCTTCATGCCATAAAAACCTATCATCTCCGAAATATTTTAACATAAAATACTCAGGGTTGGTGTTGAAGTGATCCCATATATGTTTAGCAGTTCCTTCTTTCCACATCATCACACTTGAGTTATAATTACTCAAGTAACGCATGTCATGGGTTTCGCCAACATAATCTGGAAATTCTTTGTTCTTCCAATAAGTATACACTATTGTTGGAACTTTGTCAAGGTATTTCCACAAATGATCAATATTTTTTTGAATACGAATATCCAGATCTAGGTAAAGAACATCGCCCAAATCTTGACTAAACAACCAAACTTTATACCAGTGACCCTCGATGTCATCTGGTAGTGGACAAGAAATAATAATAGGATCCAGTCCAGTTGGATCATCTGTGAAGCATAAATAGTTATACTTACGATCGGTCGCCTCAACGATTTTATTTACATCGTCAGCGGAATATTTTGTGCCGTATTTAAGCGTCACTATTGTTTTCATAACGTTCTCGATTTTATAAATAATATAGAATAATTTATAAGGGTTCTCCATGGCTGCAATTCAAAATCTATATATTGATCAAGGAACCACGTTTTCTTTAGCGATAACGGTGTCAGATCAATATGGCGAGGGCATGGATTTGACAGATTATACTGTTACATCACAGATGCGCAAGTCATACCAAAGTGCTACTGCTATAACTTTTACAACAGCAAAGACAACTCCTTTAGATGGAATCTTAACAATTTCATTGACTGCAGATCAAACAAGCGCAATTAAATCTGGTCGTTATGTGTATGATATTGAAATTACAAGCAACGTAGAAACAGTTCGCGTTCTAGAAGGCATTGTTGTAATAAACCCAGAGGTGACAAGATGACAATAAACGTCTCAGTTGGTAATAAATCTACACCTAAAGTAACAGTAGGACTTTCGAATACTATAAATACAAGTATAGTAAGCAAGAAAACAGTTACACTAGAAACGCTAAGTGATGTTGATACGGACGATGTACAGGATGGATATACCCTAGCATATAATACAACCACTAACAAGTGGGAAGCAGTAGATCCTGCCTCAGAATTGAATTTGGGAATAATAGATGGCGGAACATTTTAACAACTAAAGAAATCCACAAAAGGAAACTGACAATATGTCTACAATTATTCAAATTAAAAGAAGTGCTGGATCTACCGCTCCAACAACGGCTGCTCTCCTAGAAGGCGAAATGGCATATGCCGAAGACGCCAGCAATAATGGTGTTGGCGCCATTCTTTATATCGAGTCAGTAGAAGGCGAAACTGCTGCAATCCAAAAGGTTGGCGGTAAGTTCTATACAGACAAAACTGATGCCTTCCTAACCAACAGAACTACATCGGTTGCTGGTAAAGTTCTTCTTTCAGAAGCATCCGACAACGGAAATAATAAGATTACTCTTAAGTCGCCTGATACACTTGCTGCTGATTACACACTTACTCTTCCTGCAAATGATGGTGACAACGGTCAGATTCTTACTACAGACGGTTCTGGCGTGCTTTCATTCTCGGCACCTGCTTCGTCTT